GTCCTTGACAGACTTCAAAGGCACTACTCTCGTAGGCAAACAGGCCTCTAGACGCAGAGTTGGTAATGAACTAGATGAACGTAACTTTAGTGCTGACCCTTTGACTGGTGAGATAAAGAACAATAACATCTACGATCCAGACTTTACGCTATACCAAGAACGTATAGACTTTATGCGAAATTCAAAACTTCTTTCTAAAGACGAAAAGGATTTTATTGAGTCTGTTGCTGGTGGTCTAGACGATAAGATATCGGTTAACCAACAGATAGTTGTTATTGAAAACCTCAGAGTAGTATTAGAGCGTTTTGCAAAAAATAAAGAACCTTGGAATGACTTGGCCGCAGTGCTTCGTGCTGAGAATAGGTTTGCTGTTCAAAACGTGTCGCGCCTTTTAGACACCCGCTCAAGAGAACGCTCAAAGATGTTTGTAAGTTATCTGTCTAAAGATAACCCTCAAGTTCAAATCATGGGCAAGTACTACCCGTTAGGTGATTTACTAAAGAACCAATTAAGAGATCAACGTTATATTGATAATTGGAGGGCTACGGAAGGTAAGAAGTTGGCTACCAAAATTTACTTTTCTGGTCGCTCACCTCTACGTCTTTATTTTAGAAACTATACTAACAAGTACACTACTAGGGAAAAGTTAATAAACCGTCTAAAAGAAGAACTCCCGTTTCTCAAACTTTATGATCAGTTTAAAAAGAGATTTAACAGAGAACCTTCTGATAGTTGGATTGTACAGGCATACTCTAAAAAGAGAGAGACTATTAGAAGTATTTTAGATCTTGAATTTCTTAATCAAAAGAAAAAACCTAGCTCTCTAATTATAGATAATAAGTCATTAAATGTCATTACCAAAGCGGCTAAACTAGTTGCCTCTGGCCAGTCTACTGATTATGACAGCCTAGCTATTAGCATTGGCAAGATGTTTTCTAAAGACTTTGACAACCTTACACCCTTCTCAAAGCATACCTTAAAAGACTATCACACAGAAGGCTCCCAGATTCTAGAATTACTTGTTCAACAAGGTCTCATACGAGTCCAGTTTAGAGGTAAGACAAGACGGGGTGTTATCGATGTGGACACAGGTAGAGCCTCTGGTGGCTTTGGGGATACCATCTCTAGAGAGGTCTCTGTAATAGACAAAGGCCTGATCAAACTACAAGAGGCAGAGCGTAGAGTAACAATAGCCAGACGACTAGGCAACATCTCTCCAAGGGATAGGCTCTACGTCAAGGCTAACAACAAGACGTTTTTTGACTCTCGTGGCAATGACACTGGCATACCTCTTATCTCTCGTGATAAGTTTGCAGACTATGACCCAAAACAAATTGACGCCGAAATGGCACAAATGTTAAATCATGTAATGGAAACTGAATATGGAGTTGATAAAGAGTTTTTCGGGTTTATGGATGATATTGTTCGATTTAGAGATCCAAGAGGCAACTCTAAATACTATGACAGTATTAATGAGTTTCGTCATGAGATTTTAAACCGTGGCGAACAAGGTTATGGTTTAATGGCCACGGCCAAATTCCATTCACAACGTGGTAAAAACTTTAAGACACAAGCCTTTGTTGACTCTCGCGGACGTGTTTATCACCGTGGATACTTAACTCCTACAGGGGGTGAAATGGTTAGGCCGTTTCTAAACTCCGGTAAGTCTATGAATATGTCTGAGGATGCTTTAGACGAACTAAAGATTCAGCTAGGCGCTATGGTAGGGCCTGGAACTGAGGCTCTCACCCAAGCGGGGCGTAGAGCTATCTTTAATCGTAACAAAGACAAGCTTGTTGAACTTGGTGAGATTATGATGTCTCCAACACAGCGTGATCGTAGAATGAGAGAGTTTTTAGAACACCCTTTGATACGAGGTCTAGAAGGCCCAGAGGTACCTAAGATGGGGCGCATGGCACTAGAGTACGCACGTATTGAAAGACACTTACAAAGTGGAAAACCTCTGACTACTTATCGGACAAAACTAATGATTGAAAATGATGCTTCATCTAGTGGAGCACAGATCATTGGTCTTTCTACAGGGGACAGAGCGGTTTCACAGGCATCTAATGTTCTTGCTACAAGCCAGAAAAACAGGCTATATGACTTGGTTGCTATGGATACAGTTAACGATCCTGAGTTTATTAAAATACCTGCCCTAAGAGATGCCAACCTTACTTGGGAAGACCTTGCCAAGGCCGCTAAGGCTCAGAACATGGTGAGTTTCTATGGTGCTGGTGCTGCAACCAAGACAGCTAACATTGCAAACAAGTTTTCTAAAGTACTAGATAACATGGGTTTTGTAACCGTTACCAAGGACAACCTTGGAGAATATCTAAGAATTATTGATGGTAAGATTAAGGTCTCTGACCGACTAGGTACTACTTCTGTTTCAGCAGAACTCTCTTCCTTTAAAAAGGAGTTAGTTGAGCTAATAAACAAGAATGAAGCTGCAGGTAGGACACTCTTAAAACAAGCCCAAGATATACACCCTGATGTTGGAGACTTTGTTAATAAGTTGACTAACGCTAGGAGAGGTATTGTTGGCCCAAAAGAATTCTCAGAAATATCCAGAATTATGTCAAAGAACTTAGCCGCTCGTGCTCCTGTAACTGATAACTTTATTAATTACTGGAAGGACGTAGCAAGAGTATTTGTGAATGACACACAAAAGGTAGATATACCTTGGGTTACTTTTGATGGCAAGATCATGACACAGAGATACCGCCCGAAGTTACAGGAAAGGATTGAGTTCCGTGATCCTGTTACTAACAGGCTGGTTGCGAACATCTATGAAGCTAGCGCCGAAGATGGAAAACTTTTAGGAAAAAGTTCTCTGAACGATGCTAGAATTGGATTAGGTGTAAACGGGAATCATAGTAATGATGCTACTATTGTAAGGCGTTTCCACTTGTGGGGCCGAAAGAATGGTATTGGAACTGCAACGATTCACGATGCTTTTTTCACAAATATTGGTGTGGCGAGGCAAGCAAAGGATGCTTTAAGAACCATCTACGCAGATGCTCTTGAAGGTGATACGATTAGGAACACCCTAAAAGAAATGCGAAAGCAAGGGTTGTCCCGTAAGTCGTATAATGAGCTTCTAAGGAAAGCTAAAGAACAAGGCCTTATTGATCCTGAAAATAAGATCACAAGAAAAGACATACTAGCGCCTCTCCGTTCAGGAGAAGACTGGTATGGAATTGGTCCGTAGTTATTTGTAATAGCCTATGCGACTTTTAACTAGAGTTTGTAACTCTGTATATCTATAAATTATTAACTCAAGCTGTGCTTGGAAGGAAAAAAGAATGAGTGAAGAAAATAAAGTAGTGGAAGAAGTAACTGCAAACGAAGAGTCCAACGAGACTCAAGAACAAGAAACTGTTCATGAGGAAACTGTCGCTGATAGCGAGTTAGATCCGATTGAACGTGAAGTCCAAGAGAGGCTTGCTAAGATGAAATCCAATATGGATCGCATGGCTAGCGAGCGTGATGAAGCTCTTAAGAAGGCAGTTGAAATTGAGCAAGTACAAAAACAAGCTCATATTCAACGACTAGAAGAAGAAGGAAAGATGCAAGAAGCTTTAGAGATGAAGCTAGCAGAGTCCCAAGCAAGGCTAAAGGTATTCGAAGAAGAAAATATCAAGCTAAACCGTGATAGCGTAGTTAACTCGGTGTTAGGTGGCTTAGAATTCCGTAATGAGCGTAGTCGTCAAATGGCCTATCGTGATATTGTTGAGCAACTCGTTCAGAATGATGATGGTCTTTGGGTTCATAAAACAGGAACTAACATTCAAGACTTTATTAAGACGTACTCAAAGAATGAAGAAAATTCTTTCTTATTCCGTGTTAAAGCAAATACAGGTGCTGGCACCTCAAACAATTCTGGCACTCCATCAATGGAACAAAAGAAAGCCATTGGTGAAATGACAACAGAAGAAGTTCTAGCCTTGGCCTCTAAAGGCCAATTAGGCAATTACTCCTATTAATATATAATAGTTACCATAAGGAAATAAATCATGGCTATTACAAATACAGACTTTCAAAATGTAGCTCTCGCAATCTCTGCCTATGCAGACGAAGCTTACACAACTGAAAAGAAACTAAACTCTACAGGTATCGTTGGTCAACGTGACGACATTAACGCTGATGGCGAATCTTTCGTTGGTCAGTTCCGTTGGTACAAACCACTGTCTGCAAACATCAATGTTCCATCATTGTCCTCTGCAACAGACGGTACTTACACCGACATCACAACTGACATTGCTAACTACGTTAAGACTGTTCGTACCTTTGGTGCGCAGCAGGTTAACTTGCAAGAAGTTGTCTCAAAGCAAGATGGTCTTTCCAAAATTGCCCGTGACTTCGCAAAGGTACGCGGAGATGACGAAGGTGATGCGCTACTTAACACTCTCAAAGGTGTTGCTGCTCACGAGGTTGCCTTGGGTGACGCTGGTGGATCAGGTAACGGCGGTATTGTCAGTTTTTCTACTGACGCAGATGCAGCCAACACTGGCTTCTTCGTAGACATTAATGCTGTTGGTGACTTCGGTGCCGCTGCAACTGGTGCCTCTGACGAGCGTAAACTCTTTGACTCCTCTGCTATTGGTGCTGCTCGTGGTGAGCGTCTCTTTAAAGCAGTTGGCATGGCTTACAAAGACATGGAGCCAGAGTACATGTACTTGGCAACTTCACCAGAAGTTATGGCCGAAATGCGTGCAGCCAACTTGGTTGACCAGACCCGTGTACAAGACGGTAACTTGGAATTTGATACAGTGTTCGGCGGTAAATTCCGTTTGATCATGACTCGTGCAACCCAAACACAGGCCGCTGCTTCTGGCGATTTGAACGCTCGCTCTAGCAAATGTTCCTTTATCCTAAAGCCAGGTTCTGTTTCTTTCGCACCTGTAACTACACCTACTCCTGTCGAAGTTGACCGCAATGCGGCTGCTTACACTGGTGGTGGTTCTACAAACATTTGGTACCGTTATGGCTTTATCATGCACCCAATGGGTTATGACTGGGCTGGAGCAACCAACGCTTTCGCAACCAACGCCAACTATGCAGCTTCTGCTTCGTGGACTCGTAAAATGGATTCACTGAACCTTGGCATTCTGCCTGTTTACCACTCATAATTAGACTAGGAGGGACTAATGGCTTTAGTTCTTAATACTAATAGTTATGTAGAAATAACAGATGCTAGTGATTACTTTGAAACTCGTATTGACTCTGCCAGCTGGGATACAGCTACAGCGGCAACTCGTGAAGATGCACTAGTAACTGCTACACAAATTATTGATAACAATCCTTGGATTGGCTCTGCTGTTAGTCCTTCCCAAGCTCTTGCGTGGCCTCGTAAGAATGCTACTTATTATGATAATCGTTTAGGTCTAAGTGTCTCTTTTTCACAAACAGACATTCCTGAACTTGTTAAAGTAGCAGTCTACGAACAAGCCCTGCATCTACTAAATAACGAAGATTTACTAGCACAAACAACTACGACATACGAAAGTATTAGTATTGGTAATATTAGTCTGAGTGACACCAACAACGATGTTACTCGGATTTCTACTACGCCTAGTTTTGTTATTAAACCTATTCGCCCACTTATTCGAAGAGGCGCAACAGGGGTAGGATCTGGTTGGTGGAGGAACAACTAATGTCACTTTCTGCTAAAGTAACGACAGCCGTAACTAAGGCTTTTGCTGCTGCAGGAGACTTGGTTAAACAAGGTACACTTTCTTCAAAATCTGTTTCAGGTTACAACTTCGCAACTAAGAGTACTGTAAGTACAACAAGTAGCGTGACAGTAGACGTTATTATTCAGTCAACTCAAAAACCGTCTGGCGATGGTTTCACAGTAACTGCAATGATGCGCTCTGGTATAAACCTCTCTGTTTATGATACCCTAACGGTAAGCGCAAAGGTATACAATATAGTTGATTACAGCGACAATGGTTTTACTATTGAAGCAATCCTAGTAAAGGAGGCATAAGCATGTATGATGATGTCTTAGACGACATTGAGTCTGTTTTTGCAGCTGCAACTTGGACATCAAATAATATTGATATTTACCCTGACAACTATCAGGGTACTATCGCAACAGAAAATGAATTTTGTAGGTTAAACGTACTACCAAGCTCAAGCGCCCTCTTGGCGCATGGTGGCAGTAAAAGTTTAAACGGTTTGATTGCAATTAAAATATTTGTAAAAGCTGGCGAGGGACAATCTCGCGTTATGGCCATATCAGATATTCTTGACATTAGCCTTCAAAGCAAAAAGCTAACTAACGGAACGGAGCTTGCTACATCTTATTTGAATGTGGAAGGGCTAGACCCGTCTAATAAGTCGCTTTATAGCGCAAGTTACATAATACCATTTAAAATATACGGAGAATAAAAATGGCTCATATCGCAACACTCGGTGCAGGTATCTTTACTTACCTCGACATCTTCAAAGGAACAATTCCTTCAGGAACAGACACTGCCGCTGAATGCGCAGCACTGTTCGTAGGGACAACTCCAGGAACAGCAGACGCAGACCATGTTCGCATGCCCTCTGTACGTGAATTCCCTTCAGTGGGTACACCTGCAAATATCGTAAACGTTCCTGTTTACGGTCAAGCAACTTCCTCTCAGGTGCAAGGTCAATCCGATGCTCCTACTCTGGAAGTTACAGTAAACTACGTACCAGCTGACATGACTGCTTTGCATGACCTCATTGGTACACAAGCAGTCTTCCGCTTCATGATGACAGCTTCTGCTTGTACACAAAACGAAGGCGCAGGATCAACCCTAGCAAAAGCCAACACAGAATTTTACTTTAAAGGTAAAATCGAGGCTATCTTGGTTAACCCTGCTTTGACAGACGCAAACACAGCTACTGTGACCTTGTCTTCTCAGTCAGATTTCTTTGGTCCAGCAACAATTGCTGCTTCCTAAGTTAAAGTTAGAGGGGGCTTCGGCCCCTTCTTTCCCTTGTTATATGAAAGATATATATAGATTATGGATAAACCATTTAGTAAAACGTTTGTTATGAGAACAACTTTTCGTCACATGAGGCGCAGTGTAGATATTAGCATCAGAAAAAGCTTTGAACGCTTTCAGGACTTTGAAGAAGGCTCTAAAGAGGGTAAAGAGTGCTTTGAAACACTTTCTATCTTACACACTGTACGTAAAATGTTAGACGACTTTCAAGCAAACAATCAAGAATTATTCACTGAAAAAGATAAAATTAGTTAAGGAAGACATGTTATGAAACATCTAGTCGGTAAAGTTATTACAAAGAAGTTCCCATTTATGGAAGATGAAGTAGAAGTTCGGAAGCTATCTGTAAAAGAAGTTTTTGAAGTTCAAAAGCTTGTACAAAAATCAGCAAAATTAAAAGGTGAAGAGGCCCAACTTGGCCTACTTCGTGATGTAATTAAGCTGGCGGTAATCGG